TTGTAATAGATGAACAACTAAGTCTCCGCCGTTATTAGTCTCGGCTATGATGCGGTCTGCTTTATGTTGTTCAAAGGTGAAAACTGCCTTCTCTGCCCATTGTTGGGGGCTTGCCTTCATCGTTTCATCGGCAAGAATGTAATAGTGACCATTACCGCTCATACCGGCAACGACAATACCGGTGCTATCTGAATCTTCTCCGCTCGTTACGGCGGGATCTACGCCAACGACTACGCGAATAAATACAGGAAGGTTATCGCTCGTTAATCGAGCTTCTTCGATAACTCTGCGAGTCCATAGTGCGCCCGGATTATCGTCAAGGATTTCTCCGTAGAGTTCCTGCCGACCTAATCGAGTATCGCCGTATTTAACTTGAAGCGTAGCAAGCGTTGATTGCGCAAGGTTGGCGGCGTTCTCGTAAGTAGTACCGCGAACAACTATTGTCTCCGGGTCTTTAATCAGACCTTTAATAATTGGAGTAGGGCGCGGAGTAGTAGTAACTACTGTCTGAGGATTATCACCGAGGCGCAAGCCAAATAAATACTGATCCCACGCTTCTGGATATTGCCACGCGGCTAACTCGTCAGCCCATCCGCCGTGATGTTGTGGGCCACGAAGTCGGTCTGGCTTTTCCGCCGAGAATCCTTTTATGCGCGATCCGTTAGGAAGAACATAGGCAGAGCGCGAGCGGTTGTAATCTGAATCTTTATAGATTCCGTAGCGATTGAGAACCGAGATAATCCCGGACTCACCTTCAAACATCGTATCGGTCACATCGGCACTTGTAGCACCGATAGCCGCCCATCTAGTTTTCGGTTGGTGTAGGGCTTTCCAAACTAGCCATTCCGCTCCCGTTCGGGTCTTGCCCCACCCTCTCCCCGAGAGAATCAGCCAAGTTTTCCAATCCGTCTCCGGCGGCAACTGGTTCGCTCTCGCTAACAAGTTCTGCCATTGCACTCTCGCCTGAGCTATCTGCATTGTTTGCGGTGAGTAGCGCGGCAAGGTCTCTGACTGCTCTATCAATGGATTCATCGCCTGTCCAAGTTGTTATGTCTTGCTGGATCTTAATTGCTGTATCAAGTCCGAGAAGTCTAGCCCGGCGTTCCATAAGGCGCACGATTGTATTGATTGAAGCGTTATCGCCTTTCATCGCTTTGGGCCACAAAGCCAACTGAAGGCGGTCTAGGCGGTCTAACTCTTGCTCTCGCAGTTCGTCTGCAGGTTGTTGCATTGTGCGCCTTATAGCCCGTTTGTAGGCCGAATAAGCCCCGGTGTGGTCGGCGTAGCCAACTTCATCGGCTATTCGTTGCCAAGTAAGGCCAGCCCGGCGAAGCTCCAGAACCTTGATTTCCTTGTCCACTAATTCTGGGCTAGGAACTGCGGCATTGTGATTTGGCATGGATAGATTACTTACTTTTCACAAGTTCGGCTTTTTGTCCTGTAAGAGTTTCCCAACGAGTGACAATAACATCAACATATTTGGGGTCTAATTCTATTGCTCGGCAGGATCGACGGGTTTGCTCACACGCAATCAAAGTTGAACCCGAACCACAAAAAGGTTCAAGAACAAGATTGTCAGGCTTGCTGGAATTTTGAAGCATCTGAACTATTAATTCCACAGGTTTTGTAGTGGGATGAAGTTCGGATTTGCTTGGGCGGTTGATTTGCCATAAATCAGATTGTTTGCGATCAACAACAGGATTTAAGCGTGGGCCGTCATCGTTCCATCCGTACCAAATTGGCTCATATTGGGTGTGGTAATCCTTACGGGATAAAACCAGCCTGTCCTTTGCCCAAATAATTGTGCTTGACCAATGAAAACCTGATTCACGAAGTGATCCGTCAATGACTGGCCATTCTTGTGCGCTCATTACAAGATAAATAGGTGCGCCGGGTTGAGAGAACTCTTTAAACTTTGAAGTAAAACCATCAACAAAAATTTTCCATCCGGCTTCATCCATGTGATCATTCATAATTGTGCGAACTTTATAACCTTGTGCATTACCTTTTTCTACCGCGCCGTAATTAACATTCCACGGCGGATCTGTAACAACAAGATGAGCTTTTTCTTCGCCAAGAATTTTTTTATACGATGCGGCATCTGTAGAATCACCGCAATAAAGGTAATGACTGCCTAGTTTGTATAAATCACCCAGTTTACTTTTTGGCTCAACAGGTGGTTCGGGAATATCATCTTCGTCTGTTTCTGCATCAACAGGAATTTCAGGAATTTCAAAGCCTAACTCGTTAATATCCCAACCGCCAGCGTCTAATTCTAAGAGTTGTTTAGCAAGTTCGCTTTCATCCCATTCGGCAAGTTCGGCGGAACGATTATCCGCTAGGGCAAAAGCCTTAGCTGTTTCATCATCCCATTCGCTTGGAACTTCAACGGCATCAATATCTGTCCATCCTAATGATTTAGCGGCTTCAACCGTACCGTTGCCAGCAAGGATGACTCCCTTGTGAATGACAATAGGTTTGCGCTGGCCAAACTTATCAAGGCTGGCCGCAATAGCGTCAAGGTTGCGCTGACTATGTTTGCGAGCGTTCTGCGGATCTAGTGACAGCTTCGCTATTGGTAATTTTTGAATATTCACGGTTGCCTCCCGTTAGCAATAATCTTTGGTCGAGTAAATCATCTATGTATTCAATAAGTGTCTGTTTTTTACGCCAGTTCATTCGATTGCCATATTTGTCTATTTTAAGTTCTTCGTAAAGATAACCTATGGCTTCATCTATTTCGGCTATGGTGGCTTCTGCGGTAATCATTGTCCCTACTTAGACACACGCCTACCACTGTAAATACCATTATTGCATACTTTGTCAAATCTACCTAATCCATTTAAGGCGAGGCTTAGATTTGCGGCGTTTATCAAACGCTTTTTGTAAGGCATCAATTTCATAAAGTCCATTCTTGCACTCTATTCCATCTTGTTCAATCCAATTATAAATAGTTCGATTTGTAACCTTATAAAGCATAGAGGCTTGAATAATACTAATCTTTGACACTAAGCATCCTTCCAAGCAATCTCCACTTAGTAGAATCCCAAGTAGTGCCACAAGCCCGGCAGGTTACTTCTAAAGTTTTATCAAGCTTCTGCGGATTTACCTTAAGTTTAGTGGCGCAGGGTTTTCCGGTTTCATCAACGGTAGGACACGATCCAATAATCACATCTTCGGATTTATAGCCAAGAGTAAAGTTAATTTTGCTCGATACCCCAATAATTTCTGTAACTAATTCTGCAAGGTCTGGGTATGCCTCATAAGTCCAATTGGAGTGTTTAAGGTGATATTCGCAAGTAAGCGTAATGCGGTTGATTTCCTCGCCCCGGAATCGGATACGAGTTTCTTGACGGATTGTTCTAATACGGGCTTCGTGTTTCATTAAAGGCTGGCTAATCCCTCCGGTGCGTAAATGTAAAGTTTCAAGTTTGACGGGAAGCGGTGGAGTTTTAGATCCAGATACGCGCTCGCCATAACCCTGAGAAGGAAATAGCTCATCTTCTAATTCGCAATATCGCGCCGGAAATTTACGGAGTTGACTTAAAGCAAAAGTCCAGCACGATTCACATATTTCGCGTTCAGAATTTTTACGGCAATTTGCACATTTCACTTATCTAATCCTATAATCTGTAAAATTGTGAAGTGCTTGAGCATTTTCTTCGCCTATTGCGCACAAAAATGTTGGAAATCTAATGCCTTGAGCGGATCCGTCTGGGCGCACAAATTTAGGTTGGCGTTCTGTAAGCGTAATTGCATCAGACGCGTTCCAAATTTCACGCGACCAATAAGAAAGACTAAGCGGTACTAATGCAACTCCGTTTCCGTGTGCAATAAATTTTTCTACAAATAATTTTGGTTTACTGTAAGGCGGATTCATCCAAACGCGCCCAACCCATTCTTGCGATAACGCATCCATTTCTTTTGTAAAATAAGTTTTTGCCGGAACCCAAGAAACTCCGCCTTCGGGTGCGCAAACATCAATATCAAATTTAAGCTTTAATTTATTAAAAATCCATTCGGGCGTGTAACATTCATCGCTCACTTGCGCCTCGTTTTCAATGCTTCTACATCGGCGCGTGAGTAATAAACTCGCTTGCCTTTCTTTTCCACCCACACTAATTGCTTGCGGTGCTTAAGTTGGTGCAGGTTATTGTGGGTTATCCCGAGTATCGCGCAAACTTGATTGGAGTCAATTAGTTCACCATCCGAAAGAATCGTCATTAGCAGTAGCCTTCTTTTTAGCTGTTGTAAGTTCTATGGTAATGCTGTCAGCTTTAATTTCTAATCCTGTTTTTTGCGTTCCGTCTTTGGCGGTGTATGAAGATTGCTTAAAAGCTCCGCTGACTTGAACGCGCTGTCCTTTAGAGATTTGATCTGCAACGGTTTCTGCTTGCTTACCAACCACCGAAACATTAAACCAAGTTGTTTCCCCATCAAGCCACTCGCCATCTTTGTTTTTTTCGCGTGGCGTATAAGCCAAGCTAAATTTTGCTATTCCAAACGATCCGTTGCGACCTTCAAAAAACTTAAGTGCAACATCTGTTCCAACATTACCGCTTACTGTAATATGAGCCATTCTCATTTTCCTATCTCTAAGTAATTGCCTTCGTTGTCCAAGCGTACTATACGCCCGTCAGGTAAGCATAAAGGATATTCCCTCGGGTCAGCCCATGAAGGGCAAATAAAACCCGAGCGTTTTGCCTCTGCCGGGTTCTGATGGATAGATTTTGGATGAATGTTGTGGCAAGTGTGGCAAACGGCAACAAGGTTGGCTACGGCATCTTGCCCACCTTGACTTCGCAGTTTTCTATGATGAAGGTGAAAATCCTCGCCCGGTATTCCGCACCGCTCGCAATAACCTTTACCTCGTTTAAATACGGTTTCGGCTATGGTTTTATCCACTGGACAAACTCCTGAAAATCTCCGCCAGTTTTAGGGTCAAGTTTTGCGGCTACCGTAATTGCGCCCATAGGATCGGCTCCGGAAAATAACGCGCCCATTGCATATTCGCCTCCGCTTCCAATAGCGTACAAACCTTCATCTTGAACTGTAGTAGCAAAATCGCTGTCTATTTCAAACACTTGCCCTTTAAGAGCTACAAGTACCTGAAAATCTAATTCTGGCTTTACCGAATTATTATCAAGAACGGCGCGAAGGCTAGGAACTGTTTTAGTAATAACAAACTTAAATAAATCTTTATTTTTAACTGTTGGGGCTGGCGGTTTCCAAATATGGTTAATAATGTTACATACGCCAACATCTCCGGCTACTCCAATGAGATATTGACCTGACTCGGTTATTTTGCTCATTCGCGGATCTTTATATGTTGCGTTATCTGCGGAAACTAAAGTATCGGCAATCATTACGGCTTTATCTTTGTATTCTGCCGCGACAATAGTGGTCATTAAACAAGTTTAACAGACAAACCCGGGGAGAAACGGAGGCTCATACCCCGGGTTGTCTATGCCTAGAGGAACGGCTCTAGGTTTCGCTCGTCAGCGAAATTTAATAATAACCATTTTGTAGATGAAATTTTAAAGCATTGCAAGAATTTCCGTAACGCTTGTAAATATATCTTAGCCCTGCTTTGATTTGAATCACCGAACTTTTAGGGCGTGTTGGAAAATTGTAATTGCCCCAAGTAGTCGGCAAGAATTGAAAGATACCAAACGCTTTCGATGAAGGGTTTTGAGCTTTTGGATTCCAATGCGATTCTTTGTTTATTAAGCGATCCAAGCAAACAAACTGAGCCGGTGAGACTAAAGTTTTTGCATAGGCTCGCGGATGAGCTTGCCAACGCATTTCTAAAGTCATCTTTGGCGCAAAAGCCTGTGCCGGATTTGCAAATACGAACCCTACGGCTATTGCCGCGATTATAAGGATTCGAGCTTTGAACTTCAGCGGAGACTCGTTTCTCCGTTCGCTTTAGATCCAATAGCAATGCCTCCATTTGTAAGTGCGTTCATTTCTGAACTCCTTTCATTTGGTCGAAGGTTAAGTGTAGAACAAGTAAAACAAGCCCTGTCAAATATCGCCCAATCACCGCAAGAGCGGCAACGGGTTATGTTCCATTCTGTAAGATTCATTTCTTTACTCCGTATTTTTGCTCCACAGCGTTTTCTATAAAATATCTAACAAGAGAGGCTTTAGTCATGCCAAGTATTTCTGCAATTTTCTCTAACTGCCTATATTCCCGTGGGGAAATTCTGGCTTCCAAAAGTTCTTGATAATTACCAGTTCTCCATCTGCTCATTTTATGTCTTTAACTTCCTCTGCATATTCGGCAATAACATGTTTAATCATGGCGCGAATCATTTGAGTAGTTCCCGTTTTTTCTTCTTTGCACAATTTTTTAAATAATTCGTAAGTTTGTGTTGCAACAGGAACCGTTAATTTGGCTTTCTTATCTTCTCTATATCTATCTTGCCATGTCATTATTTAACCCAATCGTAACTACGGCTTTTGGCAACTTGTCGAACGGCTTGTTGACTAATGCTATAACGCTGAGATAATTCAAGAATCTTGGCCACAGCCTCAGCACCTTTGCCGTGTATGTATTCAATTCTTATTTGACGAACTTGATCGTCTGTTAATTTTCTTTGGTTTGCTTTTCCATTCATTCCATCTCACCTCTTATTGTGTTTACAAGATCCGGAATTCCGCCTAAATTTTCTATAATGCGGTCAAACTTCCAATTATCAAGCGCGGTTTCTGAGTAATGGCCATTAACCGGTTCGTATCCGGGGCGTTCAATGCGCCAAACTTCTCCGTAAGTCCATTTAACAGCTTCGTATTCGTTAGGAAAGCGAACATCGGTTATAACGATATTGTCTGTATAAGCGTTTAATTTACTCATCGTCATTTCCACCCAAAGGTTAGGATCTATTAGCTCGCGCCCTACATCTGCGCCAAGAGTTTGTAATAACCGGCGAACTTCGTAATTTTGTTTAGCTTTATCCCAGCCCGATGTATCAACAAGGTGGCGTAGATAAATAGGTTCATTGCCTACTAAATTTACAATCGGGTTAAGTGTGTAAAGACATTCCCGGATTTTGTCGGCAAATGCTACGCGCTTAAATCCGTGTTGCAATACAAGAATATCGGCAACTGTATCTTTACCTGTTTGCGCATATCCGCTAAGTCCAATAATCATTTTTTACCCGCCCATCCATCGCCGCGAAATACCGCCGGGGTTGCTTGAAATACTTTAGACATTTGTTGGCCGCAAACCGAGCAGTTGGGAATTAAGTTATCTTCAAAAGACTGGTGCATTTCCAGCATTGTTAAATCTGCCGGGCATCTGTATTGGTATGTTGGCATTAAAAAAGTCTTACCTGTTCTATATCGGAAATAACCCAAACAACGCATTCGTTTCCGTTTGCATTGCGCCGAGTTTTACCGGAATCGTAGATTAACTTATCTTTCAGAAGGCTTAAACGCGTTGGGCGCAAAGTATCGCCGGGCATATTAAGCGTTGCTTGCATTTCTTGATCGGTTGCGCCGTTTTCTTGCTTATCGCAAATAAACTGATAAACCCGAGCGCGATTAGATCCAAATTTTAGCTTTGCTTTTTGATAAGCGTCTATTGAGGTTTGTCTCATTTTCCTAGCACCTTATCTGCAATAAGAGCCTGAACCGATAAAGCTACATTATCTACCCCGGCTTTAACAATGGCCTTGCGATTATCAAGTAAATTCATATCGCATATTTGTTCGTAAATCTCTAAGCGAATTTTGGCTTCCAATACCGCCATAACGCGCTGAACCGCATTTTGTCCATCCGGTGTATCAAGCACAAGTTGTTTATCTTTAATTTTCCAATGTTGCCCGTTGCATACCAATTTCATTATTTTCCTTCTTTCTTTTTTTCGCACCATCTGCACATTCCAGCGCGTTTGATTTGAATCGGTGTGTGCGGCTCTGTTCCGCATTTAGGACATTTCATTTAACCCTCCAAGTTTTGTAATAGATGTAGTGCAACTGCGCAAAATAAAACACTTCCAATTAAAAAAATAATCATTCTTTAGACTCCGTAACTGTTTGGCATTTAGGACATTCGTGGAATACCGATCCGTTATAAAACTCGGCGGTGTTGTCGGTGTATTCGATTGCGCAATCAAAGCAATAACCTTCCCACGAGGATACGGCTTGAACGCTGACTCCGTTTCTAATTTGCGCCAACCAATCTATCGTGAAGGTCTGCACACGCTTGGCAAACATCAGTTTTAAATTGTTCTCCGTTGTCATATTTGTACCAGCGCATTTGTACTGCTGGATTCTTTGCACACATTAGGCACATTTTATTTTGCCTTCGTTTCATAATTACATTTAGAGCATCGAGTAAAATGTTTCCATTTTTTATTTACTCCAAAAGTTATTGCGCTAACTGGGTACATTTCCGATCCACATTGTGGGCACATTTTTATGCACCTACCTTAATAATTGTCATTTTGTTGCCTCCGTTTGTAAGGATCGTTTGTCCTTACAAGGAATAAATTACGCCAATTGGCAAGCTAATGGAAGCACATTTGCCAAGATTCTTGAATTGTTACCAAATCGTTATAATCGAACAGATGTTCTAAAGGCAATCAAATCCATCGCTAATTTCAATATCCACGCCGGGATTTTCCGCGTATTCTTTGCTGGCTTTTATCTGAATAACCTGTGAGTCATCTATGTAGGCGGTATTAGTCAACCCGTCTAGTACGGCGCGAATATATTTATCTAAATCCGGGGCAACTGTGGGGTATTGGCGTTTAACAGTTCTGGGCTTTTTTATTCGGAATTTCAAAGTTATGGAAATCGGCAAATCAATCGGTGTGCATCCGGCCTTTTGTGCGGCAGTTGAAATGTGTGATCGCCAAACAGCAAGTTCCTCAGCTCGAGAATGAATCATTACGCCCGGGCGGATAAATTTCATTGAGCCTTGTTGAATCGGTGTGCCTTCCACCGAAAATGAAATCACAATTCGATAGTCACCGAATCTGCATCGCCAACAAAAATTGCTCGCTCAGATGAACCTTTGAGATAAAGAGTTTTCCCCAACGGTTCGCTTTCGATGTGTACAACCATTAAAGATTCTCCGTGCTTATCCACAACGGAATCCCCAACTTGTACTTGTTCTGCGCTCAGTAGCGTTTTGGTCATTTATTCTCCCTAGAACTTGTAACCCTTACAATTAAGTGTTTCATAAATTACTTACGCCTGCAACTCTCGATTGAAGAGACGGCGTATTGATTCGGGCATAGGTGCGCCTTTAAGGGCATCATCTGCCGTAAAGCGAGGCGGAGTGGGAGTAGGAGCTTGTTCAAGTCTTAAATCCGCACCTGTGGGCTTTTTAGGCAAAGCCTCGTCTTGCCATCTATCGGCATTCAGCCAAGTAGAAGCATGAGCCGTATAACCCGGGTTGCGATTTGGATCGTCAGCGTATCGCTGTGCGCCCGAAAGAATTTCATCCGGCGAAGCCCTGCGCACCGCTTTCAAGTAAGCCTTCAGCGCGGCTCCCTTTCCCACCTTAAGCGGATACACACTCCAGAAAGCGGCAAACGCTTCTGTGTCTGTATTCTGTTTTCTGTCTTCTGTTTCTGGGAGCGTTACATCGGCGTTACTTTTATCCCTGTAACGCGTTACACGGTCACGAACCTGCTCCCGTTTTTCTTGCACATCCTGACGGCTACTTTGATGCTTTGTGTAATCGTGAATCTGAAAACCGCCGTTGGCTTTCTTCCAAAGACCAGCCTCAACAAGTTCTGTATTGGCAAGTTCCGGGTCAAGGCGATCTACTACCGCCTCAGCCAGAAAGCCATCGGTAAGGTACTGATTTGCATAGCAAAGCCCTTCAATATAAAGCCTGAAAGCTTTGTCACCCAAAGGTAAAATCTTGGGATTATTCGGCAAAGTATCATCCAGTTTAATCCATGTCATTTTTCGCCCTCCGTAAACTTTATAGCCAAATCAAACACATAATTAAGCCACTCTACCAATTCAGAACGACTTGGCTCCTTTGCATTCATCCACATATTTTTCAATTCATCAAGTTGGCCAGCAACTTCCGCGCGTACGCGCTTTTCCGTATTGGCTTTGTATTGTTTTGCCTCAGCAATAAGGTCGGCATGCTTGGAAGTGCATAAATGCATATCGGTTTCAATACACATTTGATCGTGAGCTGTCCGAAATGCGTCAACAACCGCTTCAATAAAAGAAATCTGGCTCATTTGTAGTTTCTTGCAATTTTTGCCGCTTGCTGAAGGCCCGTGTTGTATTGCACAACTTTATAATCAACTTCATATTTACCTGCATAACTTGGATCTAATAAAGCCCCCAAAATTGCTTGAGATATTTCATCGCATAATTCTTTTTCGCGTATTTGCCAAGTTTTATTCACGATGCATCCTTAAGAATTTGGTCAAATGTAATTCCGAAAGAATTTAAATCTCTCCGCAAAGAATTAAGTCGATCCGACTCATAGTGGCCTTTGCGGATTGCTTGGCGTTCGTATGAAGCTAAGCCTCCCCAGAACCCGTACTCTTCTGAGTCCAAAGCCAACTTCATACACTCTTTGCGTATCGGACAAGAAAAGCAAATCTTTCGAAGCATTTTGCTGTCGAAATATTGGCGTTCCAATTGAGTATCTTCCAGAAAGAATAAATCAGTATTCATTCCCCGGCAGTTGGCTTGCGACCAGTTAATTTGTTTTCTTTTTCTATTTCCGCCTCGAAGCATAAATTCAATGTCTTCTGCTTTGTAATAATAAGCGGCATCTCTTTCAATATATCCAAGTGCATGCCATCGTTGAATGGTTTTTCTGTCTAAACCATACTCTTCGCAAGCATCTTTAAGCCCTATTTTCCTTGACAACCCACAGCCCCCGTTTCATCATAAAATTTGCAAAAGTCTCGGCAGAAATATTGCGCGGATCGCTCCGGTGCTGGAGCGGTTTCCATAGCTTTTACTTCTTTAAGCCACGCTAGACCTTCATCGGCTAGTTCCGGGCGGTAAATATCTTCCCAAACCACAATGTCGCGCATACGGCCATCTCTTGGGATAAATACCAAAGCGACTCTCTCAACAGGATATTTCTCAGCAAGCATTTTCGCGTATAACTGGACTTGTATTTTTTTTTGCTTATCAATGTATGTTCCGTTAGCAATTTTTTTGAGAGTAGTGGTTTTCCAATCAGCAACAAGCCGACCCGACTTAGAGTAAAAATCAGCGTGGCCGCGAAGCTCCGGAAGTTGCAAGGCTTCCTCGAGTAAGAAGTCCGTACCAAAGAGATCGTAAGCGGATAACGCTTTTTGTACTGTGTCGTGGATAGCAGTACCGATAATCGCCGCAAGAGATTCAGTCCCTTCGTTTGTAGTCGGAGTGCTGTTAATTGTATGCCATGCCTGAGCGCGACAACCGCCAATAGCGGAAGCCCCTATCTCTACCTGTTGCGAGCGATCCCGTTGCAAATCAGCGGCTACAAGTGCGGTTTGCAGGGTTTTAACTATGTCCACTAACTGACCGCCATTTCATTGCGCACCGATACCGAAATAGACCGCGCAATATCAACCTGAGTGCGTAAGCGGTTGGCGTTAGCCCGAGCCGCTTTAACTTGAGCCTCTGCGCTTGCTACTTGAAAATGATAATCAGCGTTTTCAATAATCGCCGAGTCCTCTCGCATTGTTGCCGTCATTTTCAGATCCGCATGGCTATTTTTCATACGCGATTTTGCCATAGCAATTTCGTATCTAGCAACCATAGTGTGAAATAACTGCTCTGCATCTATAAGGTCTTTGTGAGCCTCATCAATTTCTTTTGAGAGTTCAAAAAGGCGTTTCTCTATTTGTGCTGGTGTGATCATTTACCAACCCACCAACTCGCCAAAAGCCCGAACCCAAAAGATAAACTCATCCAAAAAATAAACCGAACAACAGCGCGAATTAAATAATAACGGCGTGGGCGGATGTTGTTAATGCTCACTTAACCGCCTCCAATTCCTTTTTGCGTTTTGCAATTTCGGACTGAACCATCTTGCCGTTTACTGGAATCAAAAGAATCCCGGCTTCCTGCGCTCCTTTGTAAAACATCTGCAACTCCGCCATTACGCTGATTGAGGCAACCTGTTCGATTGCTTCGGAAGCAAGCGCAATCTGCTCTGGCTTATAAGAAGGTTTTTCATTCAAAATTTCAGTAACGCGTTCTACCTTTTGCATTTCTTCTTTGGTAACTCGGGAAGGTTTGCCGTTGATTGAGCCTTGATAATTCATTGCGCTTAACGCCCTACCTATTGCGCTGGTAGTGCAATTTTCAAGTGCGCTAGTTTTATTTACATTTGACGAGCCAACAATTTCTTCGGCGTAATCTTGTGCCTTAAGAACATCTCCAAGCCACGCTTGAGCGCGAACGATGTATTGAATTGGCTTGCCTTCCGGTGTGCGCTCTACCGCTACAAGATCGGTAATGATTCGCAAATCCGGATGGTCATTGTGTGCGCGAGCTAAACGCTCCGCAACCGTTTCATAATTTTCAATATTAAAGCCCATGCTTGCCTCCTTGTTTTGCCTACCCCAGTTGGTAGATGAGGAAACCTTACGGGCTACCGCCGACAAATGGAAGCACCTAAAGGCAGGTTTTGAAGAATTATTGGGCTATACTCAAGGGATGATTGCGGTAACTATCCGGGCGTGGGGGCTAATGGTGCAAGTTGAGGCCACCGAGTCCTACCCGGATGCCGCGCAGGATATTGCAAATAGGGCTGTTGAGGCATTTGCCGAAGCCGTAAACATTATGCAAAAGTCCGAAGTGCCAATATTTGACCCCGAACTTGCCGACCCTGACGGCGAGGATTAAACTCCGTTTCTCTCCCTAGAGACAGCAAAAGAGCCCACCCCGATTAAGAGGTGGGCTAATTTGTGTCCCGGGCTAATCCAGCCAAACTTGATACTGCGAAGTAACGCGACCTTTTACCGGATCTACAAAGTGAAGGCGTTGCGATGGCATACCTGATGCGGCCATAGAATCTCTTGCATATCGATTATCTGATTCTGTTGAACCTGTCCAATAAATGTTGTAATGCTTTTGAATTGGCTCTTGCGCGTGGCGGTGATAATGACCTAAATAAATATCGTGAAAATCGTAATCGTGCGCCCCGGCTTTCCAACGATTCGCGCCAGCAATCCAAGCCGCAGGAGAAGCAAAGCCTGAACGCCCTAATTCATCGCCGTGCATTAACAACGCTCTGTAATTTCCTACTTGTACTTCTTGAATATCCTCTGGGCAATCTTCCCAAGTCAAACGCTTCTCGTGAGATAAAAGTTGCCGCGACATTTCATAAACCATACGATCCACATTGTCGCTTTTAGGAACTTCTGCTCTCTTGCCACCAATACGCCCGTGATTGCCCCATTCAGCAACAACAGTTACTTTTTCAAAGTTTGCAAGCATTACGCGGACAAAATCTACGCAAAGGCGAGAAACATTAACAAATTGTCCAAATAAAGAATTATCTATTTGCCAAAGTTGAGCTGGGTAATTAAATAAACCCTCGACCATATCGCCGCCAAACATAACAACGCATTCTTTAACGGGATGATGTGCGCGTTGTAATTCCGTAAGATGAATAATTTTATTGGCAAACTGCATTACGCGTTGTTGCATTATTTCTGAATTGTAGCTTGTAGTAACTTTTGCGCCTTGCCAATCGGTAGAATGAACTAACGCAACCTCGGCTTTGGTTTTGCGTTTATCGGGCGTAGGTGGCGTTACCGGATTAACCCCACCCATAGCCAACATTGCCTCATACGCACCCTTAAAAGTTGCTTCTACAAGTTCATCGGTTTTTTGTTTGGCTTTAGCT